GCTGAACCATAGGCTCCCATAGATGCACCAAGAACAGCCAGAAATTTGTTCCAACCTTCAAAAGTGGGTTTCTGTTTCTCTTCTGCAATATCACTAATTTTAGTATTGTAGGCATCAATATTTTTATTTATAGTGTCTGCAATCTTTTCATAGAAATCTTCACTGTCAGGCTTAATTCCAAGTTTGTCAATTTCATCAATAGATTGCTTAAACACTGATTTTGAATCTTCTGGCAAAGTTGCTTCAACTACTTCCCTTTTTTGCTCATAATTAACTGGCATTGTATCTACTGGTCCACCTGGTTCTTCAATTACTTTTTCAGTAACTGGTGGTCCATCAATACTTGCTTCTTCAACTTCTGGCCCTCCAACAAGTTGACCCGTTGCTGCTTCAGCTTCAAAGTCTAAAACATTTTCACCTACAACATCAGTGGCAGTTCCAACGTCACTAATATCTTCAAAATCTCTATCGCGCAATTGTAAGTTTTGTCTACGGGAAGAGTCTATTGCTTCCCTAGACTCTGGTGTTGTGAATGGTCTAACTCCAGGTGTACTTCCACCAGTAGCTGCGTCAACAGCTGTAGTTGTTTCACCTTCAATTGTTAGATCATTAACATCAATACCTGCACTTTCAGGTTCAGCACTAATATCTGTTTCTACATTAATTTCAGCAGGTTTTGTAAAACGGATTTCTTGCCCTGGTTGAATTAAATTTACATCTTTAATATTATTGTCTCTAGCAAGCCTTTCCAGCGGTACACCAGTTTCCTGAGAAATACCCATTAGTGTGTCACCAGGTTTGACAACTCTAATTTCTTGAGTAGTAGGATTTGGACCTATATTAGTCTCATCAAATAGTTGTGCTTCTAGGGCTTCCGTATCATCTGTAAGTGCCATTTTAACCTTCCTCTAAATGTCTTAGTCTATCGTGAATATTTGCCTGTGAAGCCAGTATCGCTGCTAATCCGTGACCATAATCCACCATCTTACCTTTGGGGGTATCTTTAACAAACGATGCTCCCATAGGTGTTTTTTCCAAATCCTGCGCCATCACTCCGATAAACATACCTGTTTCATCGGATGCTGATGGGTCTTTGTACTCATATTTGTAACTATTGAGTGCATCCAGGAATGATTCCACTTCTCCAGATCCAGGTGCAATGTTTGTTTTTGCACGTATATCTGACTTGGCAAAACCCGCAAGTACAGTACCTATCGCACCAATTATTGCTGCCTGTTTTGCATCATCGCCTTGGGCTTCACGCCATTCTTTTGTTAAGTTTGCAACCTCAAGCTGTGTAGCAGAATCCAGCTCTGCCAAATCACGCTGCAAATCAAACCCCATCTGCGTCAATTCCGCTTTCATGTTCTCAGTGTCAATTTGGGCTTCCAGACCGTAAAGGGCTTGCTCGCCTTTGTAGGCGTTCATTGCCAATGCGTCGTCCATAGCTCGTGATTCCGCTGCTAATTTTGCGTCCGTTGTTGCAATCGTGAGGTTTTTTTGCAGATTTGCAATATTTGTTGCAAGATCAGTTTTACCCTGCTCAATTGCCATAGTTTTTGCTTTTTCCAGATTCGCTAATTTAGTGTTCGTTTCCAGAGATGCTTTAGTGATAACCCTTTGCAGCATCGTTCCTTGATTTGCCAGTTTGCCTGCAAGAGCAAGATCACCATTTTTAAGAGCTTTCTGTTTTTCCTTCTCCATATTTGCCAGTTTGGTGTTCAGCTTCATGGTGTCCCTACCACGATAAAGTTCCACCAATTTAGCTTCTGCATCCAGAGATTCCCTTGATCGCAAATCTGCTGCTTCACCAATTGCAACCTGGGTCATATCCTGCCAAACGTTTTTGAGCTGTCTTACTTTTGAAGGATCAGCATCACCACCTGCCGTGGCACCTAACAACATCCGCAAATTTTGTTCGCTGCTTCGCATCAGTTGCCTTTCAGCTGGTGAATCTGCTGTACCATCAATTCTCGCTAACAAAAGTGCTTCTGCTTTATCAGTTCCACCTTCAAAAATAGCATCAACATCCGCATCAGTAACTGAAGCAATTGCTGCAACTTCAGTTGGAGTAACGTCTGCAACCTCATCAACTTCAGTCACAGTCGCATCTGCAACCTTACCTAATTCCACCCTATCTGCATCATCAACAGATGCAGTTTGAATTGCATCACGTTCAAATTTCGCGACCTCTTCGGGTGTCAATGTAAATGCCTCTCCGCGTTGGTACTTAGTCCGTGCAGTTTCGTACATTTCCCTCATAGTTGCTTCACTTAAATTTGCCGGTAATCCACCCCCCATTGCACGCTTGAAATCATCAAATGTGGCCTTGTCACCGATATGCACCCCATACTGATCTTTACCCTCCGCGAAATGCTTATTCATCAGCTCTACCATTTGGGGCACCTGCGCTGACGCACTTTCCTGTGATTTCGTAAGCGCGGTCTGGTACGCAGCCTGTTTCTGCTCATCACTCAAACCTGCAAATTGGGGATTATCTTTATTCCGCGCAGCCCATCTCTCATACGTTGAATCAGATTTAAGTGCTTGCCCCTCGATACCTTTCACTCCGGCTTGAATCTGTGCATTTGACGCATTTGCTTCTGCTGGTGTATTAAACTCAGTACCATTCACGTCTTTGAAAGTTTGCGCAACTGCAGCTGTTGTTGCATCTGGACCAGTTTGAGAGTCACCACTTTGTGGATCAACACCCCCGCGGACCTCAGCTCTGTCTCTTTCAGCAATTACATCCATCCTAGTTTCAAAATCTCCACGATCTGCATCACCCGTCATAGGTTTAATAATTCCCTCCTGTTTCAGGTATTCTATAGGAGCAAATGTAGACCAATCGGAACCACCAAGTTTTAATTTAGGTTGGTCTACATTAGGTTGGTCTACATTAGTAGATGCTTTTACTGATGAGCTTTGCCCTGCAGCAGTAGATGGTTTTGGTTTTGAGTATTGCCCAGCAGCAGTAGTATCATAACTTCTGACCGGTCCACCTTCGGGTCCAAGTCCTTGTGTTCCAGGTAACGGAGTACCAGACCCTCCATAGTTTTTCATCAACTCCGCTTCATTCTGATTAATAGAAGCAAGACCTTCGTTTTCGGGCATCTGCTGAAGCAACATTGCAAGTTTTCTCAGCTCTTCTTCAGTCAATTCCGGCATTCCTGCACCACCCATTTGTTGCATTTGTTGTGGTTTCATTATTTGATTCATCATGTCAATTTTTGTGCTGCTAGTTTAAAAGAATTGCCTCGCACTCCAACTTCGAGCATGAGGGAACTGATAGAATACGCTTGCCCTGGAGTTGCTTCATCTGTGTCTGAAATACGGAATCTGACACTTTCACATTTCTGTTTTTTGCAGTGCGCACGAAATTGATATACTCCATCTGCAACACCTGAGTTTGTGCCATAGAAATTGGCATCACCAAATGGTGTTGAGTCTCCATATTCGATTACCTCTAAATCATTTATATAATTAAACAGATGCTTTTCATTAAAATATTCCTGGTAATCATGCCCGATTTCGAGCTGCAGGGTATGCGTGCTTTTGAAATCTCCCAAAACCAATGCACGTCTGATCCGCTGGAATCCCTGGATACCGCTGGTCTTAACCCATGACGTTGTAATACTCATTTCTACCGGATCATTTTCATCTTTATATGAAGTTGCAGACTGCTGGAATATACGCCCATCCGTGCGTAAATATACATAATCCCCATTGGCCTGCCAAATTGTCGCTCCGTTTCCTTCGTGATTAGTCCATGTGGCCCATTTCCCATAGAAATAATCATAAATTAAACACCGTCCGTCACTGGTAAGGTAGCGTATCTGGTTTTCATTCTGGATCAATTCTGCAGAAGTAATTGTTAAATCATTGTATGCTTCAACCTCGGCCCCGATGTATACAGTTTGCAGAGAACGGTCTAGCAGATAGATGCCTTTGTTACTCTGAAACATTAGTCCCAACGGCATTAATACCAGGGAATTTGTATTGCTGCACCCAACGTCACCGGTAATTGCCTGGGGGGGTGAAAAATCGTTTTGCGCACCGGTACTTGTTGGGCCGTTTCCGGTTATGTAAAATATCTGGTTTGGTTCAAAGATTATGAGTTTCTGGTCAAATTCTGCCAACGCAGTTATGCGCGTTGCTTTGTTCAAAACAATACTGAAAACATCGGAGAACTCTACCGGACCCAATGGTTGCCGTTTCTTGCTGTAGATCAGTTTTTTCGGATTCTCAGATGAAACACAAACAAGCCGGTTTTTATAAGTTGTTAGTACCAGGGACGCAGGTGGTGGGATATTTTCAATCTGTCCTCCATTTATATACAGTGACTCTTTTGCGACTAAATTTGAGTCATTTATCGCACCTGCATCTGCAAAACTAATCGAATCCGCGCCTGTATTATTTGCAACTTTACCTATTTTAAACAATAGCCTGCCTGTTGTGACTGTTCTGTAAACCTCGCAAATTACGTTTGTTTTCTGTGTTAGTCTTAAACTTGGTATTGTAAGCGTTACAGTAGAAGATCCGCCTGAAGTGGTTGCAGAAACTGCAACTGATGGCGCAGAACGATGATCCTGCCCCTTCGCGTCTGTCCAGATCCAGATTACCTGGTATAGATACGTTCCTGCTGCTAAAGAACCGCTGCTATTATTAACTGCTGCACTTACATTTTCTGGATATAAATGATAACCAAGTTCCACGATTTGCTGTGAATCATACATTGAAACAAAACCACCTCCGATGTGCAGATTACCACCTAATTCTGCTGCTTCAAATCTCTCAACAGAAGTGAAGTCAAGAGTTACGTTTGAAACACCAGTTAAACTGTAAAGATCATTATTTTTGGAAATTAACCTGGTACGGACCAAACCACCAAATTTATAAACTCCAGTTGCTGAAGGGCTTGATGATGACAAAAAAGTTTTTGTGGGAAGTTCACCGGACGTTCCAGGTAATATTTTTGCTGAAATGAGTCCGCTTGTGTCGCAT